CGTGCAGTTATGAAGAAGGATGTTGCTAAGCTGGCAGAGTTTGGCTTGGATGTAATGATATTGGATTGAATTATCAGATGGATGCAGCTAGACGCTTGGCCGATGTACAGCTTACGCAGCAGCTTCATGGAGACAGGGAATTAAAAGTAGTGTTCGATCTTGAAGATTAATCTTCCGGTAAATTTTACGCCTAGGGAATACCAGCGGGAGATATTCCGAACTCCTTTGCAGCGCTTCTGCCTGGTATGGCATAGGCGCTCCGGGAAAGATAAAACCGCGCTTAATTACATGATTATCCAATGGTAAAGCGCGTAGGGGTTTACTACTATATCCTCCCCAAATACACCCAGGGTAGGAAGATTATCTGGGAAGGAATAGATGGCGACGGCTTCCCTTTCATCAACCACTTCCCAAACGCATTGATAAGGCGTAAGCGCGATAAGACAATGCAGATCGAGTTGGTCAATGGTTCCAGGTTTCAGGTGGTGGGTTCTGACGACATCGATACCCTTGTTGGCACTAACCCGGTAGGGGTTGTGTTGAGTGAGTATAGTTTGCAAAGACCCTTGGCATGGGATTTTATCCGTCCTATTTTGGCGGAGAACAACGGTTGGGCCATGTTTCTATACACCCCTAGGGGACAGAATCACGGGTACGATTTATACCAGGCAGTACGAAGCAGGCCAGACTGGTACACCCAGGTGCTTACGATAGATGACACCAAGGTTATCAACAAAGAGCAGATCGACAGGGAAAGGGAAGAAGGGATGAGCGAGGAATTACTACAACAGGAATATTACTGCTCATTCTATGGAGCCATGGAAGGTGCCTACTACTCTAAGCAGCTACAGAGGCTACAGGATGAAGGACGCCTGGTAAATAATTTGTACGACCCCAACCTAACGGTAACCACATACTGGGATCTAGGTATAGGAGATGCAACAGCCATATGGTTTGTGCAACAAAACAGTAAGGAGGTATGGTTTGTAGATTATTATGAAAACCAAGGGGAGGGCCTAGGGCACTATGTTCAGACGGTTCTAACCAAGCCCTATCATTATGAGGCCCACTATGCGCCTCATGATATTCAGGTCAGAGAACTAGGGACAGGCAAGACCAGGTTAGAGATGGCCCAGGCCATGGGGATTAGCTTTCGGGTTACTCCCAGGATAGGTAGGCAGGATGGTATCGACGCAGTTAGGTCGCAGTTTCATCGGTACTGGTTCGATAAGGTGAGGTGCCGATAGGGGATAGAAGCGTTGCATGCCTTCAAGAAGGAGTATGATCCAGTACTGCGACAGTTTTCTCAACAGCCGGTAAAGAACTGGGCGGTGCACGCCGCAGATGCCTTGCGATACTTTGCGGTATCGTATAAGAGCTCACAGCGTGAAGCGCCAAAAGTTATATCTAGTTTCAACGTGCTTGCGTAGGGAACGTAATGTTCACATCTACTCTCCTTATCTTTGCCTTCTTTGCTATTACATTTTGGCTAACAGTAGAGCTTATAAACTATCTCTGGATAGGAGGGCAACCTATGTTCCCGACCGATATAATTGTAAAACTGATCAGGCTTCCTTTTCTTCCGATCAAAATAACCCGGAAGGTGTTGCATGTATTATTCTTTCCGTTTAAGACGGTGCTACACACCTTCCTAAATAAGCGCAGTGGTTATTATAGGCTGGGTCAACAAACTAAAATAAGGAGCAAACAACATGACCCTTACCTCACTATCTTTCATCTGTTCACTTTTGGCTGCCGTAGTAACCGCCAGCGTTGTCCTCAAAGGGCATGGCGGGAACCTATTGGGCTCCCTTGGATCTCTTGGCTCAAAGGGGCCGGGCCTAGGTCTGATCTCAGAGCTTATTAAGCTTGTCCCCGGAGGCAAGTCTCCCGATCCGCTTGGCCTTTTTAAGGCGCTTCTTCCTGAAGTGAAAAAGCTGATCAAGTAGTAGATCTATGCAAGAGGTATGTAATGGCTGCATTGTTTAGTTCACCAAAGAACAAACACGAAAACCCCGGAAGAACAACGCCAGGAGGAGGAGCGCCGCAGGCGCTCCCTCCTAGCCCAATCTTCAGGCGGAACACTATTGACCTCACCCACGGGGCTAGAGGTTCCAGGGCCTAGAACGCAAGGCTATCTGTAATCATGCGGGATATTACCCAGGAGATACTACGCCGCCACGATATTCTATTCCGTGAGACGCAGCAGTGGTGGGATCTGTGGCAGGACTGCGCTGACTATGTTCTGCCCAATTACGATATATCCACGCGCAGGTCGCCAGGTGAGAAGCGTACCGAAAGGATATTCGACTCCACGGCCCTGCATTCGGCGGAACTATTGGCGGCTTCTCTATCGGGCAACTTGACTTCCATGTCGGCCAAATGGTTCTCCCTGCTACCTAGGGACGATTCCATGTTGAACAATGGATCCGTAATGTCATGGTTGGAGGATTGCTCAAAGCGGCTATTCCGAGGGCTCGCAACATCTAATTTTAGCACCGAGATACACGAATCATACCTGGAGCTAGTAGTGTTCGGTACCGCTTGCCTATTGGCAGAAATGAACGATGAGGGGTTGGTGTTCAAAACCTACCCCATCGGACAATATGCCATATCGGAAAACGAACATGGTTTGGTAGATACGGTATTCAGAAAATATCGTATGACAGCCAAGAATGCGAGGGCTAGGTGGAAGAAGGGGTTGCCAAGCAAGATAGAAGAAGCCAAGCCCGATAAAGAGTTTGAGTTTCTACATGCGGTATATCCAGCCGACGATGGGAAGGACTATGAATCCTACTGGATCTCGGTAGATACAAAGCAGGTATTGCAACATGGTAAGTACCTAGAATTCCCTTATGCGGTTCCAAGGTGGCTGAAGGTATCCTCAGAGAGCTTTGGCCGAGGGCCTACTATCTTTGCCTTGCCGGACATTAAGACTCTCAACAAGGCGGTAGAGCTAGAGCTCAGGGCTTGGTCTAAGGCTATTGATCCTCCGCTTATGGTTAGGGACGATGGGGTTATAGGCGATGTGTATCTACGACCTGGTGGTCTTACGGTTGTCCGGGATACGGATGCACTGAAGCCCATCCTAGGTGGTACGCAGTGGCAGGCCACAGAGTTGAAGAAGGCAGAGATAAGAGAATCAATCCGCAATATCTACTACTATGCACAGTTATCTGTTCCCGATGCATTACGCCTATCGGCCACAGAGGTAACTCTACGCTGGCGCATGGTAGAAAGGCTATTGGGGTCGGTGCTAGGACGCATTGAGAGCGAACTATTATCGCCCCTGATTGATAGAACATTCGGCTTAATGTATAGGGCCGGGATGTTCTTACCGCCACCCCCAGAACTAGAGGGCGGCCAAATAGATATTAGGTTTGAATCCCCATTGGCCCAACAGCAGAGGGAAACCGGCATAGCCCACTATGATCAATTCTTCCAGCGGGTTGCCACGGCTATGCAGTTGGCTGGCCCACAGATTTTAGATAATTTCGATATGGATGTTATAATTAGAAATATATACACTGAAATGGGGCTTGATCCCAATGCAAAACGAGGTGAGGTAGATGTTAGAGGAATCAGAGAGGACAGAGCTGCTCAGGCAGCTCAGGCACAAATATTATCAGCTATTCAGCAGCCCCCTGGGGGCGGAAATACTGGAGGATCTCCGGCGTAGATTCTACTATCGTAGCTCTTATGCCCAAGGCGATCCACAGCATACCGTATTCCGTGAAGGGCAAAGAGATACCGTTTTGTTTATCCTTAATATGATAAGGGGAGGTAAAGATGAGTGAGGAACAAACACAGGGCCTGGTCTCTGGTGCGCCACAAGTTGATGCGCCCGTAACCGCACCACCAGAACCAGAAACCCCAATAGCTGGAACGCCGTTTCAAAGCAAAGAACCTGCTCCCGTTGAGGCTAAGCCTAAAGCTGAAGTAAGTTATAGCGTAGAAGGTGTAGATACTGCCGACCCTATAGCACAACAATACCTGGCTCAGGCTAAGCAACTTGGCCTAAGTAAAGAGCAGGCACAATCGTTGTTTAATTGGGCCAAGGGGCTAAGCCCCACCCAGGATAAGCCGACAGAGCAGAAGCAAGGCCCCGTTGATTACGACAAACTAAATCAGGTAGGTATAACCGAGCTAAAGAAAACCTGGGGGGAGACTACGGAGCAGAAGCTTCGTGCTGCCCAGAATGTATATCGTAGGCTACCAAAGGATATTGGTGATTACATTGATCGCACTGGTTTAGGCAGCGATCCCCATATTGTTCGTATGTTCTATGAGTTATCGCAGAATATGGAGGATAGGTCTTTACATCGAGATGAAATTATGAATGCGGAAAGTGCCCAAAGCGCTAGGCAGAAGGTGGCCGAAATCTTGAACGACACCAAACATCCATATCACAACCGCAAAGCTTCCGGCCACAGTGATGCCGTGGAGTACATGCAGAGTCTCTACAAAATTATCTACGGAGGGTAACCAATGGCTTTTTCAATTACAGAGGCATTCGTCCAACAGTACAAGGATAACCTCATCCATCTATCGCAGCAACAGGGTTCCAGGTTGCGGGATTTGGTGCGCTCGGAAACTGTTACTGGCAAGAGCTACTACTTTGAGCGCTTGAGCGGGACAGAAGCCAAGCCCGCAACGGGGAGACACGTACCTGTTGAAATTGCCAACATCGAGCATTCCAGGCGTAGGGTTGATCTATACGACTATGAATGGGCAGACCTGGTTGACGACCTGGATAAGGTGCGTTTGCTAATTAGCCCCGAATCCGAGTATGCTATTGCTGGTGCGTGGGCTATGGGCAGGACTATCGACAAGGTTATCGTAGCTGCCGCCCTTGGCGAGGCCAGAGGTGGAGAAGAAGGGCAAACCGTTCTCCCCTTCCCCCAAGATAATGTGGTGAATGCACCGGGTAAACTAAATGTAGCAAAGCTAATTGAGACTAAAGAAAGGATGGATGCGGCAGAAGTGAACCCGGACGAGCCAAGGTATATGATCTGTACGGCGGCTCAAATATCTAGCCTGTTAAACGATCCCAAAGTTACTTCGTCCGATTACAATACCGTTCGCGCATTGGTTACAGGCGAGGTAGATACCTTTATGGGGTTCAAGTTTGTGCGGTACCAAAAGCTTCCTATGCTAGAAAAGCGCAGGACAGCTATAGCTTGGGCACAGAATGGCATTGGTCTTGCCATTGGCAAGGACATCAATACCCGCATGTCCGAGCGTGCAGACCTCAGATATGCGGTACAGATCTATCTCAACATGGCTATTGGAGCCACTCGCATTGAGGACGAAAAGGTATTGATGGTTGTTACTGACGAATAGGAGTAGGCCATGCCAGAAGATACAATGCTCAACATTGCAAACAACGCTTTGCATTTGTTGGGACACGATGGTATCACCACAATCCATGAGGATACCAAGGAAGGCAAACTATGTAAGTTTTCTATGCGGTAGCTAAAGCTTCCACATTGCGATCACATCCTTGGAATGCGGCCACTGTTAGGGAGATGGTGCCAGAGGTGGCCCTGGACGAGATGCCGGTGTACGAGGCTAAACTAGGATTCCAGCATGTATATCAGCTTCCACCCACCTGCCTAAGGGTAATCCAGGTGGATGAAAACCTCCGGTCTTTCAATAATACATGGTGGAAGGTGGAAGGTAGCAGGTTGTACACTACCTCACCAGTAACATATATCACCTACATAGCCGATATAGATGATATACGAGACCCCATGTTGCAAGAGGCTATTACCTATAAACTGGCCTCCGTATTGGCTTTCCCAATTACTGGCGATCCACAGGCGGCTGCCGTATATACCCAGCTATATGAGGCTAGAGTGCGAGAGGCCAAGGCTGTAGATGGATTAGAGGGAAGATCGGAAATGATGGTAAACAATGTCCTAACTAATGCCCGGCAGCAGTAATGCCGCAATTCCTATGGCCTAGCTTTTCGGGTGGGATACTTGGCCCGCAGAGTATCGGGCGTGTAGATGTACAGGGATACGCTAGGGCCGCTAAGGATATTGTAAACTTTATTGTTGATCTTCGAGGCGGCCTGATCAAGCGCCCTGGGACTTGGAACGTCCCCATATCGGTTCCAGTACCGCAAAACCTTCCTCAACCACAAACTGACATTCGATCAATTGGTAAGTGGAGTAGCTACTATGATCCTATATTGCGTACATATAGGCTAAAACTAATCCCCTTTGTCTTTGATGTGCATGAAACCAGGTTGGTTGTCTTTACTAGCCCCGTAGGTTCTTCCGGAGGGGCTTTCTTGGTTTTCAAATTCAATTACGATGCGAGAGACAGCGGCTCAGACGATAACCTATCGGCCATCCCCTATTGCATAGGTATGGGAACACACGGATATGCCAACCCCCAGCTTATCAAATACGCCCAGATCAATGACGTACTATATCTAGCCTCACCAGAGCGCCCCTTCTCTAAGATGGTGAGAAGGGGGCCTACCTCTATCAAGGCTTATTCCCCCTCTGATGAGGGAGCCTCACCTCCATCTCAGACCGAAGAGTACAGCATCCTGCCGGTTAAACTTGGCCTCTCGCTTATGTATCACCCCTCCAACCAGAAACACTCCCAATATCATATAGATATAGGCGGGCCACACGAAATACCCGTTGGTTGGCCTATTATCCGGAATACTATAGATCACGAAAACTCTATCGCTGATGTTGGTACCGGAGCAGGGACTAGGACAAGCAGGAGATACCCAGGTATTTACCCGTCCGCAAGCGTTTCAGAAAATTGGAAAGGCGATACTTTTCCAGGAGGCGGGGTACCTAGCCAAATAGAAGATGTGGCAGAGGCTATGGGGATAGAAGGGTATAACAATGCCGAAACATATAGGTTATGCTATATTGTAGAGCCAGACTGGACTACTCTAGGCACCAATGTGTTAGGGGGAACCCTATCCATTATAGATGGGGATACCACCTACAAAATGCCGATAATAGGTTCACGGAATTGGCTCTTTGAGCTTAATAGTGGGCCAGACAAGGGACAATTCGTTTTCACAATCATTGTCGTAACCAAGGGGGCAAACGAGAAATGGCCGCCCAACACGAGACAGGACAACTGGCGGATAGATGGCGCAGCCTTTGTTGGTGATGATCCTGGCATGAACAACCCCAGGGCCGTAGCAGTGCATGAGCAAAGGCTTTGGGTGGCAGGCCCATCGGGTGATCCCTCTTCTATATGGGCCTCTGCGGTTAGGGATTATGAGAATTTCGTGTATGAAATAGCCGACGAAGAAGAGCTTAAGGATTCAGACCCCCTAAAATTTACATTGGCCGCAAACAACCAAGACCCCATATATTGGCTACAGCCATCCAACGGAAAGTTATTCGCTGGCACATCGGAAACAGTTTATATCCTACAGGGTAGCGATCAAACAGGTATAACCCCTACATCCATCAAGGTTACATCCGATTCAAGAATCGGTACCAGGAACATGCAGCCAGCGGTTGTAGGTGATGCAATTATTGCCCCTTATCGCACAGGACAACAATTGCAGATACTGGGCTACAGGTTCGAAACCGATAGCTTCCAATCAATCAATATGAACCTGCTATGTGGGGAGATTACCAGGCCTGGCATACGTGCAATGGCTTGGCAACAGGAACCATACCAGTGCCTATGGTGTGTGTTGCGGGATGGGACATTGGCTACCTACACTATGGATACCAGTACTGCAGAGGGTGGTACGAGGGCCTGGGCGAGGCATACCACCACTGCTGGCAACTTTATAGATGTTTGCAGTATTCCCTACGTTGGCAAATACTCATACGACTGCATGTTCTTCCTGGTAGATAGAGGTGCTCCCGGTACGGAAGGCGATGGAGAAATATGCCTAGAATATATGCCCCTAGACAGGGCTTTTGGGGATTCGGTGTGGTAGATGCCTGTCGTTCAGGCCCCGCACCTGATGAGAACTATATAGAGATTAGGAATGGAGTCCCCACAAATTACCCAACCAGGGATTCACAGTTTATTTATGATCCGCCAGGCAACCATGTTCCTCCACCATACCTGCGTGATTGGCTGATGAAGGAAACTCAGGTAGGAGCGGACGCATCCTTTATAGAATCTGGAGTGCCCATATTCGCCAAACTGGAAACGCTGCCATCAGAAGTTTACGATCCCTCGCATGCATTTCTTGGCCTGAAGAAGAAGAGGGCTGGTACCGTAATCGTTCGGGTGCTAAACACCTGGGATCTAAAACTAAACGGCGATAACATCTTTTCCAGGTTGGTGTTTCAATATGGATACGAGAGGGCGAAGGTGCTGGATGGGCTATTGAGATGGAACAACTTTGGTTGGTCGCACGAGGGCACACTGCAACTTATACATGATGAGGCATTCCCCTGCCACATTCTAACAGTAGGGTACAGGTTGGATGTAGGCGGCGATGATTAATATTAATAGAAGGAATAGATCAACATGCCTAATTTTGGTGATCCATTTGCAGGGCATGCCAAGGATCAGAAGCTAACGCACTCGGAATTGATCAGGGCGGTACGCTTTTTAGTGGCATCGGAGTACGAGGCTACACAACTATATATGCAACTGGCGGAATCAACTGACAATAGGTTGGCAGTAGAAGTGCTTAAGAGTGTGGCCGACGAGGAACGGGTTCACGCTGGTGAGTTTCTTAGGCTCCTAAAAAGAACTTGCCCCTGACGAGGAAGAGCTATATAATCAGGGGGCTACCGAAGTAGAGGATGAGATAAAGAAACTCCGAGGCAGAGAAGGGGGCTTTCCCTGGCCGCACTTCTAACGGGAGAAAGCAATGATCAACATTGTAGCTACAACACCGGCCCATTGGGTTAAGGCCAAGCCTAGGAAGATAGAATCGGCGGAAGCGCCGTATAGGGATTCTTCCATCCAGAGGTGCCCATCCTTGACCATGTTAGATATGGATGGTAGAGTGGTAGCTATAACGGGTGCGTATCCTATTAAACTCTTAGATGCGGAATACTATACTTGGTTATACGGTACGGATCTTATATACCGGCATCCAAAGACCTTCTTCAAGGCTTGTCGTATCGTGTTGCATTCCTTCCCCCTTCCAGTATGGGCATGGATAAATGAGAAACACCAACAGGCGGTGGCTATGGCGGAGAAACTAGGATTTGAGCCCACCACAACGGGCAAGCACATAGATAATACCTTAAGCTATAGGGCATATATATGGCATCCATAGTACCCATTCTAGGTTCGGTAGGTTCAGCAATATCTGGCGCAGCGGGGCAAGCAGGGAGTCTGATTGCTGCCGCCCCTTGGCAGGCAGCACAGGTAGGACTAGCGGCAGGAGCAGCCACAACAGGCATAATCGGTGCGGCACAAACAGCCAACCAAGCCGATATAGAAGGCGCTCGTAGAAGAGATGTCTTAGCTAGGCAGGCGAGCGTATTAGTTGGTGAACAGCAGGCCAGATATGGGGCGGCAGGCGTAGCGCCGGATACAGGTAGCCCTGCTGCAATAATAGAATCAACCTATGGTGCAGAGCGTAGATCAATAGAGGACATAACCAGAGATGTAGAAGCTGCTAGGCGTAGCAGTTTATTCAGGGCTATGGGAATGTCTGCTATCGCTGCGGCCTCTGCTATTGGGCCACTAAGAGAGATGTTTGAAGCGCGCAGTACGAAAAGACTAGAGGAAGCTGCGGCCAGCATATACCCTGGAACAGAAAGGGCCTACGAGGGCTTTGGCATTGATCAATCTGCCGCACTATATCCAGGTTCCATATTGTCTGACAACAACGGTGCATCCATTGGGAATATTCCACCACTATTCCAGCGAGTACCTAGAAGGAATAGGTCGTTACTGAATCTACCTACACTGGGAGCATTGGAATAAATGCCTAGAATACCCAGGGCCAATGAAGAGTTTGCAGGTGGGGGCGATAGAAATCCTGGCGGATTGATTCTATATGGGGCCATGACACGGGTGGCCGATGAGATGGGTGCCATAGCCAGGGAAGAATCCAGGCGCAGCGACCAGGCTAGAGCCATCTTCATGCAGAATCAGGCCGCCATGGTAACTTCTCAATTCGACACCAGGATCAATGAGAAGCTGAACCAACTAGACGTAGATATTTCTGCCCCGGAGGACTTCAAGTATCTGGCTAAGATGCACATACAGGATACATTGGACGCATCTAGGCAAACTATTGACCGGGTTAAAGATCCACAGATCAGACAGTTTATCCAGACTGATTTAGTGGCTAGAATCAATGCGGCCAATGCTGCTATGGAGGGGGCTTATAGGCGTAAATTATCAACGCGAATGGTGGGCGATGCCTACCGAACATTGAGCGATTTACAGCAAACGGCTGAAACGTCTAATATGTTTGCCAATACTGCCCAGGGGTTTGCGGTACTGGAGAACCTGGCAGCGGCAGGTATAATACAACCTGCAGATTTGATCAGGCGGGAAGAGGAGTGGGAGGTTGGACTTCATACCAGTGCCTTCCTAAAGGAAGCAGCCAGGAATCCTAACACCATTGTAGCTCTAGGTGCTCCAGCTATCATAGAGCGGTATCCTGCTATAAATCCAACATTGGCTACAAACACAATAGAGGATATTGTAGATAGGCAATACAGGGAGAAGCAAAGAAGGATAGCCGACTGGGAACGGGCCTCGCATGATCGCTTGTCAAGAATTATGATGGATGTGCAGGATAATAAAATTGCCCCACAACAAGCCAGGGATATGATTAGAGGTATGGCCGATAGGGGCCAAGTACCATTTCGCATAGCCTCTGACTACAGCGGGACGTTGATAAGTTACGAGAGACAGGGGTCTGAACTCACAACTCAAAGAGCCATGAATGAAATCGCTCCAACAGCATTTAGGCAAGCCTACGCCAACCACACAACGCCAGAGCAAGAAGTAGATAAGATGGGGCTACCCCCTTACCAACGGTATTTGGTGCTCGATGCGATTAATAGAATGAAAAGCAACGAACCTTACATAAGAGACTTTAGGGCGCAACTAGTAGGCAACTCTTTGGCCGATCCGCAGACAAAAAAGGGAGGCGTTGAGGCGGTTATAAACTTCTATGTGAACGAAAGGATAAGGAGCAAAGAAATAACCGATGCCCAAGGTGCTATAGTCAAAGGTAATCTATTGAAAGACCTAAACGTTGCCGAAGCTGGCATCATGAGCCAGCCACCAGAATCTCTGTGGGATAAGAATAGTGTACAGATAGCAGAAACCTTTTTCGGCCTCAGAATACCTGTGGATAGGATAGGTGCAGCAGCATGGGATGAAGCCTTGAAGGCCAAAATAGCTGAGGAAGTAGGAAGGGTGAAGCCTTCGCGGGACTGGGAGACTATGGCAGATGTTATAGCCAATAAGATGTTAGGGCCAGCCACAACTGATTCTGCTGACCAAAGGGGGCCGTATGCCCCCAATAATATATACGATATGATAAAGGATAACCTAAAGCCTATTATGGCGTACGGGAACTTTGGTACAGATTCTACAGTAAGTAGTAATACCCCTAACCCACCACAAGATTACTCTACGTTTATAAATAGCAACCCCAATATAGAGTCTCCGCAGAATTATATGAGGCGACGTAGGGCCGAATTAGGCATCCCAGTTGAAGAAGATATGGGGGAAGTTTTCAGTATAGGTAGAGAGGCCACGGAACAGAGACTAAGAACACCAACTCCGCAACCTAGGCAAGAGGCAGCCCCAAGGCCACGTAGGAGAAGGGCAGAGGCGCCTTCTAAATCTGGACAGATTGAGGTATTGTATATAGGGAATAATGGTAATGAGTAACTTCATGCTACCCGATAGATATGGGCTATATGTTAGAGACGATGAGGCGAATGCGGGAGACTTCGACCATCAGCTATACCAATATAGCCTAAACCAGGCGTTAGATTTACAGGGGAAGATTGCGGAACAGGACAGTATCCTGACCGGCAAATGGCAGCGCTAGTACAGGGGGCAGCTAGGCCGTTAGCTGTTATGGCCAACGCAGCATCTTCCTTGGCTAACCTGGCTCTATCTCCTACACAGTGGGAGACAATGAAATTTGATGTGGAGAATTGGGAGGCATCCAAAAACATCCAGTCTGGGCATTGGTAGGTGAGGGTATAGGTATGACCGCTGCCGGGGGGATAGTAGGGAAAATGATTACTACTCTACCAAGGATAGGCCAGATATATTCTGGTATGAGCCGTATCTCGCGTGCAGCTACGGCAAATGGGCTAGTATATGGGCTAGGATTAGACCCCGATTCCCAGGATAGCACCATGCTCAAGGCCGGATTGGATTCTATTACAGAAGGTGGGTACTCTGAATTTGAGCGCGATGTGATTGGTGATAGTGAATTAGCTAAGCGCCTCAGTAATGCCCTGGCGGGGGCAACAGAAAGTGGAATGATAGAAGCATCTTAGAAGGGGCCAGGATGCTGAAGGCTAGTCGGCAGATTAAAAATGTAGGGTCTAAGATATTGAGGATAGAACCCGTACAACCTGATACTGCCAGCAGAATACTTGAGCGACGTATAGTTAGCAGAACAAAATCATTGAGGAAAGCGCTCCCTACAGATTTATCGCCAGAAGAGGTAGAGACGGTGGCCGGGGCCATGATAAGAGCTGAGGAATCCGGAGCCGGGCCCGAAGAGATCCGCGGGGTTATGAATCGCATGGTTAGAGATATGGTAAAATCCAAGGATAGCCGCCTTACAATGGATAAATTGGACAAATATGTTCAGACAGATATAGCCAAGCGTAATGTAGAAGAGGCTATGATTTATGATACAAATATCCAGCCACAAGATTTATATGCCACCAGAGTAGCAAGCAAAACATATACGCACGAAGCATTTTTGACTAAGGTGCAAATAGAGGATGCCATAGAAAAGGGCCTGCCGGAGGGGGCGATAAAAGAATTAAGAGATCAATATGATAAGTATATGAGATATGCTATCAGACTAGATATGTCTCTTGTGCAGAATAATTCAGCATCAGGAAGAAACCTAGCTTTCGAGAGGTGGTCTAGGGAGAAGGGAATCCCTACGTGGAATAGTTTACCTCTTTCCCAACAAATAGAGTATATAACTTCTCTACCCAGTAACTACGAAGATTTTGCTAGGAACGCCAATGCGAATGCCTTGGTAACCACCCTTTCCAGTAAGAATGTCCTTGCAAGTGCCTTATGTAACAATCTAATGTACTCCTAGATCGTGTGAGAACTCTGGTGTATGAATAGATCCTCGAGGAAGCGCCTCTGACAGCTTGCTGGGGGTATATAGATGGGGGAAAGGGGAGGCTAGCTTTGCTGATGTTTTAGACAATTTGGCCGCAACTCGCAACGCCTTTCATAAGACTATGGGGGGCATATTGTGGGGGAGAAATAGCGACCTGCCCGTAGGGCCTACTATGTTGGCGGGTGAGGGAATACAACCAGATGATGTAGCTACATACTTGGCCCTGCACGAGAAAGGTGGATTCTGGTGGCCCTTCTTCAAGGCACTACAGGCTCACCAAGCCATGGCCTCTAGGGTGGCGGGGCTGAACACCAAAGGGGATTTGATTGTTAGAGGATTCAACTATCAGCGCAGCCTAGAGGTAGCAGCTAGGAGGACGGCGCGAGCAGAGGGGCTGGCGGGGAAGCAATTTTATGACAGGATAGAACGCCTGATAACCAATCCCACTGCGGCAATGATGGATGAAGCGGAGGATCTGGCGACTAGGGCAGTGTTCCAGGAGCGGCCACCTCAGTTTATAAGGGGGCTAATGTCCGCGCAACAGAATAGTATGATCATTCGCTTTCTTGTTCCCTTCATCAAAACCCCCTATAACATTATCAGGTATGAATTGGAAACCACTCCATTGATTGGCCTAATGATGAAGAACGTGCGCGAGGACTTGGCAGCAGGAGGGGCCAGGGCAGCAAGAGTATGGACTCGCTGGACTATGACGGGCGCACAGATGGGAATGGCAGGAGCCCTAGCCGATGCGGATAGGCTTACAGGAGCAGGGCCACTTGACCCTAGCATCCGCAGGATATGGCTACAGACGCATAAACCATACTCAATCAAGGTAGGCGGTAACTGGGTAAGCTATGCGGGGCTAGAGCCAATAGCCCAACGCCTGGGGGTTATGGCAGATTTTGTAGAGATTATGCGGGAGGCGCAGCCAGATCAATTCGACGAGATTATGGGCGCTGCGTATTTAACCCTGATGAGGGATGTAACTAGGAAGTCCATGTTGTACAACATGGGGCAGATATACGAAATGACTTCCAATACCTCTAGTGTAGGACAGGTAGTGGGCACACTGGCTGCTTCAATCGTAGCACCGCCAACAATAGCACCCGCAACCACATTGATCGACCCATACTATCGCGAAACCAATACGATGTTGGATAGGATAAAGTCTAGAATCCCTGGACTATCCAGAACATTGCAACCTAAAATAGATGTATTTGGCAATCCTATATTGAGGGATGAATCTTGGTATAGGGCCTTGGGTAATGCGTTCCAACCTCTTGCGGTGCATCCTGTTGAGGGCGATAGGGTGATAGATGAATTGATGCGCCTGCACATGTATCCTGGCTGGGCTAGTGAGGCCATAGGAGGCCCAGAGGAACCACTGCTAGTAACCAGGCAGAATACCCAATACGGGATTCAACTCAACCCGGAAGAGTTTAGAAAATACCAAGAGTACACGGGCAAGCTCCCTGTATTAGGTATGAATCTACACGAGCGCTTGGAGAATCTAATGGATCATCCATCGTATGGGGTACTATCCGACGAAGAGAAGGCTAGGCAGGCACGCCAAATATTTGGGCAACACAGGGCCAACGCTAGGGAGTTTCTGATCAATTCGGGCGACATAAACCAGAGGCTACAGCAGATTGTAGATGTAAATGTAGGGAGATGAGGGTATGCAGATGGAGGCCAATGGCAAGAAAGAGTTTCCAATTCCCTTTGCCAAGTACAAGGAATTGGAGGTACTGGTGGATGGTATCGCGGTGCCACACACTGTAGAAAACGGACATGTCACACTTAGTGTGATACCTCCAGCGGGCGCAAAGATTGAAATCAATAGGGATACTAAGCTTGATACCCAGGGCGCACCGGAGGAAATACTTTCACGCCTGGTAATGGCTATGGAGGATATGAGGGATCGGCAAACCAGGCTATTCAAGCAGGCCAACATGGATAAACTTGTGCCCGCACAAGAACCGCAGGAGTCGGTACTGGATATAGTGGATCGTAGGGTAGCACAGATATGTGCCTGGCTTAGCAGGGTGGAGACCCGGATCAACGACATAGAGGCCAAGGTAGAGGTAGCTAATTCGATCGACCTAGAGCCCTTATACCGATCATCGTACCTGTTACAGGAGCGTACAAAATTCCTGGACGAAAAGGATTGGGACAATACGGTGAAGAGAGTAGCCGATATAGAGGATAAGATTAGGGCGATAGGTAAAAGGCTGGACGATGCGGAGGGTGCTAGGCAGTTGCAGCAGCAGGTGGTCGGGGATACAAAGGCTAAAATTGATGAGGATATTATGTGGCTGAACAAGAAGCTGGAAAGATGGAAAGCCGAAGCATTGGAGGAAGAAGGGGCCATGTTGAAGAAGCTGGACATATTGAGACGCAGTATTATAAATGGCATTCAGGCTATACAACGTACCTACAGGGAGGGAGAAGAATAAATGGCTATCCCTTTGGTAGCTGGGGCCATAGGCCCCATGGTCAACTTCATGAACAATGTTATAGATAAGATTGTTCCAGATAAGGATTTGAAGATCAAATACAAGAAAGAGATAGAGGCACTAGCTAGGCAGGAAATGATAGAGAGAGCCAGAATAATAAACCTAGAGGACGAGAGGGATACAGGGGCTGTAACCGCCGGCCTACAGGCTCAAAGGGATGTGATCCTAGCTGAGGCGCAATCAAGCCATTGGTTTGTGGCAGCTTGGCGCCCTATATTGATGGGCCTATTCATTGGTATTCTGGGCAACAACTATATCCTAGCCCCATATACCAATATGCTATTCCACTTGAACCCTAGTGTACCCTTGCCACCTGAGATGTGGGAGACTCTACAGATCGGTATAGGTGGTTATGTGGGTGGGAGATCGTTGGAGAAGATTGCTAAGATATTCAGGGGGAAGGTAAAGTGAGAACTCTCATCGAACTAGAGGATTTTATGCTTGTTGTAGCCCTCGCAATGGCTGTATCCATAGCTATTCGCGTGGGATGGGAAATAGGGGGAACTATATGGAGCATATTCCCGTAGAGCTATTAGCTCAAGGGGCAGGGGTATTGGGTGGAGTATACATAATCCTTTGGAGAAAGATCAAAAGCCTAGAGGCCAATGGGTTGAAGCGGATAGAGAAAACTGTGGATAAGATAGAGAGTCAATTGAATGAACATATCATATGGCATATAGAGGGAAGGAAGAAGGGGCCATCATAGGCCCCTCACCTGCTCCACCAATGCGCTTACCAAATCAAGCCCACCAGCATCTTCATTCCCCATCACACCGTCTATAGTACCCACCTTTGATACGAGCGTCTTATATAGAATATCCTCGAAAGATCCATATAACAAATATGTGATCAATGCGGAACCTGTTTGTCCTATGCGGTGGATGCGTGCTTCAGCTTGGGATAGCCACCTGGTGTCCAGTCTAACTCTGTCATAACCGCATGGTTAGCTACTTGCAGGTTCAAACCTTCTCTTGCTACACCTAAAGACAGTATTGCCACTCTGTAATTGGGATTATTAGTAAACATGTCTACTTGGTACTGTCTTTTGTCTTGCGGCGTATCGCCGGTAATCTGCACGTATTTGAAGCCATCAGCCGAGAGTATCTCAGCCAATGCATTGATCATAACCTTGTGCTTGGCGAATATAACTATTTTGCTATCATCTTGACTCAGTGTATTGTAGATAAAATCTGCAATCTCTGGAAGTTTTGCCTTCTTCTCCGCATGCTCACTGAATTCCCTCAGTATATCCTCGTGCATAGCTTTTTTTTCTGCCTTCAGTACGGCGGCTATATTCTTTTCTTTGCCTTCCGATAGCAGCTTCTTTATTCTTTTGATCAATGCGGATGGTGCATCCGGGCGGATGGGGATTACTCTTCGCACAATAGGTGGTAGATCCGGAAGTACCTGGGCCTTGGTTCTACGCAGCATGAAGGTGCGTAATAGTTGGGACAACTCCTGGATATTGCTGGCCCCGGATACATCCCAACCAAAGTTATTCCTGTGGGCATTGCAATAACGCTTGGCGTATACCCACCAGGAGGGGCAGGATTTGGGTTGAACAGCATACCACTGGGGCCATAATTCGATGGGCCTATTCACCAATGGAGTACCGGTAAGGGCCAGGACATACTTTGCACGCTCGACTTTATTGAACACCGCCTTGGTGCGCCTGGTCTTGGGGTTCTTGAAATAATGCGATTCGTCCAGGATCACCATCTCTGGCCTATACACAATTCTGTGTAGGCTGTCATAAGATACGATTAGGATCGGTATATCCTCTACATCTTTGCCCAACTTGCTGCGCCAAACGATTGCATCCCTACCCATCCAGGTTTTAATCTCTCGTACCCAATTCTCAGCCACACTGACCGGACATACTATCAGTATGCGTGCGGGTGAGAATGCTTTGGCTATAAGTATGGCCTCTATGGTTTTGCCTAGTCCCTGTTCATCTGCAATGATACACCTACCATTTGCCTGGATGCCGAACTGCAATGCGGCCAATTGAAAGGGGTATGGGTGTAGGTCGGGAGCAACGGCATTTGCTATATCCTGAGTATTACCTATTGGATGATACTCTGCTACTGGTTCTGCCGAGCGTGATAATGCAACCATCTCGCGCAACCTATCTACCGCCTCATGAACATCATCATCCACAACTACATCATACTTTAGGTCTTTCAATGTGGAGACTAGACCTGGTAGGGAAAACAGGTGCAGTATCCAGGCTTTCTTAGTCTTGTCCCATGTCCCACCAAAGTGTTTGAACGCTGGGATTAGATACTTAGGTGTGAGGATGGGATCATAGTCAGACAATATGGCCGCTTGGGAATCATTCGCCAATGCAATTGTTACATGCCGAGACGGGTATGTGATGGGTTCATCAATCACTCGCATTACTTACTCCTTCGTCAGAACTAACCTTCAGTAATTCCCTACAATCAACTAGCATCTGCTGTATGTCCTCATCCTCCATATTACCCAGGTATATCCAATTGGAATGCGGGAAATCGAACCCCTCAAACTGGTGCCATATCCATAGCCCACCTCTTGGTTGGATCATATAGCGTCCAGGCCCAACAAGATGCTCTAGGATACGCTCAGCTTCCTGCTTGGTCATTACTTACTCCTTTGCTATCAAGATAAGAAGAAGTGTATTGAAGCCGAACCTTTGCGGTCTTTTCCCAAGCTTAAATAGATATGGGGTATCTCTAGGAACCAGGCGTAGGTTTGGGTCGGTAAGTTTTCCCATTGTACCT